AATGGTGTACTTCTTGTTCAACCACTTGTGATGCGCAACTGACTCATCAATTACACGGAGCATACGATCGACAATCGCTGGGGTATCGTCCTTACCGTACTGTGTGTCTCCTACGCTATACACAGCAGTCAGGTTGCCCTCAAAATCATTTATCTTGCCTGTTGGCTTCCACTTAACAATCTCATCAATAAGCTTCTCTGCATCATAATCTGTGTTAGCTCCTGCAGATGGGACAACGTTAATGCGCCAAGAGTGAAGCCATTCTCCATCCCACTTCTGCCAGCTACCACGACGGCTGCTGACTAAAGTCCACTCAGCTGGGTTTAAATTAGCGTCACGTAATAGCTCCTCTGCCCCTGGCGTATTACTATCGGAACGAGCTGAGGTGATGGCCCATCCACCTGTTCGTTCATCAATCTCAGATCTAGGGCGCCAATTCTCTGGTGTTTCCTTATTAATCTTATCCGAACCTTCTTTGCCAGTTTTTACAAACTTATTAAACTCGTCTTTTATGGACATGAGCATTCCCTATTCCTGTGACGTTTGAAAGTGGTTAGACCAAAAGTAATTTCTGGGTAAGTTCTATGAAAAAAGTTGTACATAAGGTTTGCTGATATGGATTTATCGTCAATTAGTTCAAAAGTATCTTTAATAAAATCATCGTCTTTATTTTTAAGCCATTCAACAACACCGCATTTACCTTTTGAATACGTGCCACTGGTTGAACGAGGAGTCCTGTTCTGCAACTCTTCTTTAAGTGACATGGGTGTAATTCAACCACAGATTGAGGGTTATAACAACTAGACACAACAAAAAAGCCCCCTAGTTATAGGGGGCTATTTCTGTAAACTTTAGTCGACCATACCTGCTGAGAAGTTAGGCTTGCTGCGGTTGATCGCTGGTGGAATAAGGCGACCATTACCCTGAGTTGCCCCAGCTTCTGGTGCAACCTGCTTTTGAAATCCAACCTTGATGCCGTAACGAGCGCCTGAACGCTCTAGTACGTGCTTACGTGATGGCTTGGCCTCACGAGTTGGATCTCCAGCTGCTGTGTTCTTCTTCTTCATAAGTGTGCCTTTTTCTGGTTTAGCAACTGTGTGAGGCGCTGCATTTCCAGGGGCAGTAGAAGTAGGAGCCAGCGGTGCTGGATTCTTCTTTGATGAGCTCTTAATCATTTAGTTTCCTTTGCAAAGGGGGTTATTACAGAATAACAGTCTTAACGCACTTCTACAGTCCATACAACGGCGGAAATGGTCCCGTCATGGCTGTCAATGCTTGCAAATCCTGGAATACATACGAGGTCCAGTCCTCTTGGGGCGGTATAGCCACGTGCAATTGCGATGGCTTTTGTTGCCTGATTAACGGCTCCAGCACCTACGGCACGAAGCTTACAAGTGCGCTTTTCATAGATTGCATGGGCGATAGCTGATGCTACGGCTTGTGGGTTGCTTCCTGCGCCTACGCGTAGGACGTCATCTTCTTGGTCTGCCATTTAGTTCCTCATTATGCTCGAAGTAGTGGTACCTCCAAAGTATGAGGAACTAGGCGCAGAAAATCAGCCTAAACTGTCTATTGGGGTTGGAGCTGTGAGATACGCAACCATATTTTGCAGTAAAGCTACACTGTCGTTAACCTCACCCAGGACCAGGTTGCATCGTGTACATAAAAGACCTCTAAAACACTTTCCACAGTGTTTAACGGTGTCAGGACAACACAAATGGTCGTGGTCTATAGAAAAGTTTTTTCTTTTATGTCCTGGCTCTTTAGCCCCACAAATTGCACAGCCACCATTTTGTTGGGTTAAAAGTTGTTCATATTGTTCTTGATTAAGCCCTTTAAGTTTTAATGACCTATTGCGGCCTTTATTTGGGTTATTTTTAGCATGCCAGTGCTGTCTACAGGCCCCAGTTGGACCTGCTTTTTTGCTACAGTTTTGCTTGTAGCAGCTACCCCAAGAGTCTGCATATTTAACTGATGGTCCAGTTTCGCCTGTTTTACGAAGGCGTGTGTAGTGCATCATGCAATAACCCTTTACTAAACGGTTTACCGCCGTGCTATTACACCCCTCTAATTTGCATTGAAGTGTCATAAACACCAGTATACATTATGCACCGCATCTTATGCACTAAATATTAGGGTAATCTGAGGGGCATGGAGCGGTGGCTAAATTGCCACATAAAGCGCACTCCATATCAAGCATATAAAGGGATATCTCTCCCTCTTCAAACATGGCTTGGACAGTCCATAACAGGGAGCCACATGAGCAAACCTCTAATGGGTTGTCTTTATCTCGTAGATCTAGTGGCACTATGCCAATTCAATCTTTTTATCTAGCTGACCCTGTAAAAGGATTGGGGTTGCGTAAGCCAAAATCTCACGCCAGAAGCAGTCACTGCAACCGCAATATGGTTGTCCTGTTAGTGTTTCTACATCAGAGTCTTCATCAACGCTATCTGCTAATCGCATCATGTACTCGTCTAACCCATGTTGAAGTTGGGATGCCCAAACCTCATCATTAATCTGAAAACCGCTCATTGTCCTCCCCATCCTCCACCTCTAAAGTGGGCTGGTGTCGCTGCGATAACCTTTACCATAGCGCTTCCACATTTTTCGCACTCTACTCGGTGCTCATCATTAAAAGTAAAATAGCGCTCAACTTGAATGTCACATGTAATGCAGGCAAAATCATACGTCGGCAATTGGCTCTCCATATCCTGCTTCACGCAATAACTTAACTAAATCTTCTAACCGAATAATACCAACCCACTCAGTAATGCTGGCTTCGCCCTGCCCATTAAGGCGCAAAACTGCTAAAGGAAGGTCTTTGCCATTGTGACGATCTTTAAGCTGTTTGATGGTAGTACTAGGGGAAAAGTCTTTACGAGCCTTGATCTCCCAGTCAATACCTACTGTACCTGTAATGTCTGAGCCACTTCGACCAGCGCCAGTGCTCTCAGCATACGGAAATCCATTTTCAGCCAAATACATAGCCACCACTTTTTGGGAACGGTACCCACGGTGCTTTCTTGATTGGCTAGGCATTATGCGGTGTACCGATTAACTGCGGTGTAACCGCTACGACGCTTTACTTCGTTGTTGATAAGCCAGTGGTAAGCGTCAATCTTGCCAAGGTAAGACTCAAGGGTAGTGCGGTACATATGCGTCTGTAGAAATACCTTATGAAGCTCTTCTACTTCAGGATCAATAGCCACAGCTGCTTTAAGGATAGTGGCTTTTTCTGTGCTCTTACCAGTGCTTAGCTGAAGGGTTTTACGGTTTACTACCTGTTCGTAGTACGTCTCTGCTTCAGTTTCTGCGTTCTTAGCCACAGCTACCTGAGTCTCTAAAAATGCGCGATACTCAATGTAATGGGCTGCAAGAAGCATTAACTCTGCAGCATCAATGGCAGTAATGTCCTCTGGAATATCAGGTAATTCCATATCCAAACTACGTGCGATCTTTAAGCCTTGTGCGTTCAACAGATCTATTACCTCTTCACTGTAGCCGATTACTTTAAGTTCAAGCATTGTCGTACCCCTTACATTGGTAGCAGCCAGTATTAGCGTTGATATTACAAGCTGGTGGTGTCTTCTTCTCTACAGATTCTACAATCATTGCTGCAGCATCCAAAATCTCCATAAGGCCAAAATTACTCTTAGCAACTATAAACTCTTTGCTCTGTTGGTTTGCTTTATTTTCGTAGATGAATACCGCCTCCTGTGGTTGGTATTCAAGGTTAGCCAGCTCTGCCAATTTCATATACAAACCAGCCTGCATAATGTGGGTCATAAAAGGCGCGGTTAAGTTATCCCACATTTTGTCTAAATTGCCATCGTATTTGGCGGTCATTTGAGGCGCTTCAAACCTAAATGTTCCTGCACCGATAGACTTAATCTCAAGCATTAGTGGCTCACCAAGACCAAGCAAAATACCATCTGCATGACCGTGGATACGAAGTGGTTCATAAACTAACGGTACTTCTAAATAATCGTAATACTTAATATCAATGTCTGGGTCGTGTTCTTTTGGTGTTCCCATAAAAATATCGCCACACTCATTGCACTTCCACTTACCCCATAGGTTACCCATTTCTTTGAATAAGTTCTGCCAACCAGCATGGATATCGTGTCCTACTTGAAACACGCGCTTTTGACTAAGGCTGGCTTTGTATTTGCTAGGCGGTGGTGGAAAACCTAAAAGCTGGAAGTAAGAACTACGGTGGCACCAATCATCTTTAACCATTGCAGATGGGTGCAAAACTGTTGAAGAACGCGAAGTATCAGCAGGCTTTGTTAATACGTATCTTTCCACTGCTTTAAGAACTCTAGAGTCATTCTTACCCGCATCAAGAAACTTTTTAAGATTGCCACTAGGCTTTTCTCCCTTTAATGCCATGTTCTGTAACCCACTCCTCTAACGTAAGCCCAACTTTAGCAGCTTTTCTTTTAAGAGCATTACGTTCACGATGACTTAGGCCACCCCAAATGCCGTGCTGTTCATCCATCTTATCTGAGTACAGTAGGCATTGCAAACGAACAGGGCATGCAGGAGCGCCATCTTTACCAAAGCACACGGCTTTAGATTTATCGGCAATAGATTTATATTTTGACTTATCACGTGGTGGATACCAAAACTCCGTGTTCATTCCACGGCACTTAGCCTTATGACGCCAACCTTCGTTGTGTCCTACATCTTCGTACAAGTATGCTCCTGGGAAATAGACGGGGGCAATATCCCCTCCCAGAGGCTACAAGTCTATCACAAAGTCTCTTTAAGCTCCCGAATCGTATCCCGCATTTCTATAAGGTCATCCTCAAGAACGATACAGTAGTTCTCACCGTTGAGGCTAATGCCTAGTACTGGCATACGGCTATCTAAAACAGCCTCGTTTACTATCTTCTCTAGGATAGAAGCCTTAATACTGAACGAAGCTTTGCCAGTCCATTTATGTTCTACCAACCAATCTGTGGTTCTTACGTCGCCTTTTCTATTCCAAAAAGCACCGCTGGCAGCAGTACGCTTACCGCCCAGCTTTTTAGCTAGGCGGTCTTCGTGCTTACGACTTTGTTTTTGTCCTTCACTCTTCATCAGAATCTTCGGCTACAAACTTAGAGCCCGATTTAATTGAGTCTAAGACATCCTTTTCTAGGGCTTCCTTAAGGTCAATTTCCTCACGGATGGATACTAGAAGGGCATCAGCACCTTGCCACTGGCGCTGTTCTCCATCGATGGTGTATCGATAGTAAGCACCTGCTCGGGTGATAACCTTGTTAATGATGCCCATAGCCACAATTTCCTTGGCAAAGTCATACTGACCACGGTCTACGATTCCGCCAGTACCAAAGTAGAAGTCCATAAAAGCGGTCTGAGATGGTGGGGCAGACTTGTTCTTGATGGTCTTGACCTTGATTGTCTGACCTACACGGTACTTTTCTTGACCTGTGCCTGCATCGATCCAATCATCTCGCTTGACCTCTACGCGGGTGAAGTAAGCATAGTTCTTACCCTTGCCACCTGGTGTGGTGCGTGGATCGCCATACATAACTCCTACACGGTCACGCCATTGGTTAATCATAATGCCAATAAATGGGCGCTCATTTTCAGTAAGGGAGCGCTTAGATGCTTTACCAATCTTACGAAAGAACTTGTTGGTTAAAAGCGCACCGCGTCCTACGGTTGCTTCATCCATTTCTTTGTCATCCTCCGCGCTAGGAATGAGGGCAGGAAGGCTATCAATAACAACGCAATCCACGGACTTACTTTCAACAATCTCGATGACGGCTTCATAAGCCTCCTCCATAACGTTAGTAGAAATAACATAAACGCGTGACAGATCTACGCCACACATTTCTGCATAAGATGGAACCCATTCTTCTGCTGCAACCCATACAGTTGTGAACTCTGGATCACGTTCTTGGTTAGCTGCAACGGTTTTAAGTGCAACGGCAGTTTTACCATTTGACTCTTCACCAATAAGCTCATGCCATTGATTGACAGGCCACCCACCACCAAGTGCAACGTCAAAAGATAACGAGCCAGTAGTCATACGTCCGTGATCGTCAATAATATCTTCACCACGAATAATCGTGTCTTCACCAAACTTTTTATTAAGCTTATTAATTACTTTAAGTAGTTCTGCGTTTGCTAATGCCATTAAATGTGTCCAATGATTGTTTGCGGGTTATATCCACCTGTTGCTACCTGGCGTGATGGGGTTGCTGGACCACCACTTGCTTGTCCTCCTACAACTCCTTTACCAACGCCTGTTCCTGACTGTTGGATTGGGTATCCGCAATCGTAACAGCGCTTACGAGATTCTGCTGTTGCGCCACCGTAGTTACCGCTGCCACAACCAGGACAACGATCGCCCATCGGAACCTGTTGTTGTACTGGTGGATAGTTCTGTGGTTGATGCGGTTGTTGGTACACATTCGGTTTTGGGTTTGGTTGGTGCTGTTGCGGTGCAACAGGAGCTTGTTGGTTTACTTTATTTGCCCACCAATTACTCATCGTAATCCTCCGTATGTATGTTAGAGTGAATCATATCAAGTTCTATAGCGGATGAAAACGCCACAATAAGAGACGAAAGAGCGACAGATTTAAAAAAAGCGATCATTATTTCGATGTCTTCCTGGTTGAGGTCGACCGAAGCCTCCATATCCTCTATCTCTGCTAGCTGTACGCTAGACAAGATTCGAGCGGTTAGCTCTGCAGTAACTTCAATATAAGGTAAAAGTGGCTGTATTTGTTCAAGGCGTGCGTCACTATCCTCACGTTCTTTTTCATGCCCTTCATCGCTAACTGGGTTAAGGCCTAGGTCAACAGCAACTTTATTAGGGTTATCTAGGGCAAGATCGTATAAAGACCAACGGGTTATTGTGCTAAATGGGATTTCTTGATGCTTGGGCTCTTCATCCCTAAAGCGTCTAAACCAACTCACTTAGCTTGACCCCATCTCTGTACAGTCTTAACGTCTGCCAGTAATGGCACATCAAGAAGCTTAATGCCTTCCATAGCCTCACGAATCGCTTCTGCGGTCTCCTCAGCCTTGTTATCAGGGGTAAGAGTAACCAACTCATCGTGAACCGTTAGGAGAAGCTTAGCCTCTTTAGGGATCATGTCCTGGGCTCTAATCATAGCAAGTTTCATAATGTCGGCTGCTGAGCCTTGGATTCGCGTGTTGAAGGCCTGCCTTTCAGCTCCAGCCTTGTCTCCAAAATTCTTTGAGTTGATCTCTGGCAAATACCTGCGGCGACCCAATACTGTGGTCACATAGCCCTTCTGACGGGTGCTATTAACCACCATAAGGCGATACTTATTAATGGAGTTAAACTTCTTGCTGAAGTCGTCTAACAAGGTCTTAGCCTCGGTTAAAGTACAGCCTATCTGCTTAGCAATCTTGTCAGGGCCTACGCCATAAGCAATAGACAGAACAAGGACCTTTCCAGCCTTGCGGTCTACTCCCATAGTGTCACCAATAGTGGTGTAGATGTCCCCACCCTCAAGGTAGTTCTTCATCATAATCGGGTCTTTAGACATAGAGGCGATAACTCTAGGCTCAATCTGTGAGTAATCAGCTACAACTAATTTATAACCATCAGGCGCAAAAAATAGATTACGAATGGCTTTGCCGTGTGAGGTGTGCGGTGCAGGAACATTTTGCAGGTTTGGGTTACGGCTAGAGAAGCGACCAGTCTCAGCGCCATGTTGAATAAAGTCACAGTGGATCTTGCCGTCAATAAGCAAGCTTTCCTTGTATTCGGTCTTAGATTTACCGCTTACAGTACGAGTAACATCGCCGCCCAAATACGGAATAACGTAGGTGCTAAGCAACTTATTAAGGTCGGCATAGGTCAGGATTGCAGCGGCAAGTTCATTGGATTCTCTATAAAGTTCTAGGGCTTCTGATGACACTGAGTAGTCAGAGGCATCAAGCTCTATCCCCTCTGATTGCTTGGTCTTGCCCTTAAGGGTCAACACCTTTGGCTTTAGCCCTTGACCGCCGTTCTCCTTCTTGCCGTAGAGCATGGCTTGCTTTTCAGGGTTAGAGTTAATATTAAATACCTTGCCAGCAATACGGTAGATTTCTGACCTAGCCTTTTCAATATCAATCTCAAGTTGAGCATGCAGGTCAAATAACTGTTCTGTGTCGATAGGGGCGCCAGACAATTTCATATGGCACAGCACCTTAAGAACACCCATCTCCAAGTTCATAACATTGACAAGGTTGCCCTCTTCGAGCTTCTTTTGCAAGACGCTCTTATAAAGCATAAACGTGTACTTAGCGTCAAGATAAGCGTATTTAGCAACGGTACCGAAATCATACTTCTCAACCTCTTTACCAACACCTTTGACCATGTGATAGCCAAACTCACGCGCTAAACAGTCATCAAGACCGCACTTATTCTTATTCTTGTTATCGTACAAAAATGAAGCAATCATCGTGTCAAAATAAGGCCCAATAGGGAACTGGTTCTCGTAGTACTTAGCAATAGAGGTTAAGTCAAAGATAAGGTTGTGACCAACCAAAGTGCGATTATCACCAAACATCAATGGCTTTAGTGCAGCAAATACTTCTGCTGGCAATAACTGCTCAGGAGGCGGTCCAAATACTGTTGTGGCCTTCTTATCGTCTGTGGAGTAATCCTGTTCACGAAGTGGCAAACCAGCTTCTTTACGTCGCTCTCCAGTGGCTTTAAGTGGTCTAATAAGTTCTAAGAAATCACCGTTTGGGTGACCAAGAGGAATGACATCGCCACGTCCGTGGGTAGCCATAGAAATCCAAAGCACTTCATTAACAACGGTAACGCCACGTTGTGGACCCACTGTTTCAAGGTCATATGCAAAAGCATCTTGCTTTAAGTAATAGGCAACTAATTCATCAAGTTGTTCTTTAGTCGTAATAATATTCATATATCCCCCTTAAAGGCGAAGGGGCTAGGCGAAAGGGGTAATAACGCCTAGCCACTTCACATCTCGTTATTTAGATAAGAGCGTTAACAATCTCTGTTAGCTCATCTACGGAAAGACGACGGATGTCTGAAGGATCAAAAGGATTCATCTCTGCAATTTGCGCATCGACCTTTGCTTCATCAATTCCGTAATCTTCCATAAGATCACGACCCTTAACTGGGGTAACAGTAAACACGACCGCCTGCATTGCGCCACGGCGGGACAACGACCAATAATTCTTGGAAAGAGGCCCTGCAATGGATGACTCTGCAGCATGCAACTGCTTGAATAATGTTGGAGCGGCATTTAGCCGAGTAAGTGTCGCTGTTCCATCTGGGCTGATAACAGCAACAGAGAACGCACGACGCTTTGATGGATAGTTGTCAGGAAGCTTCAAACAAATTGGGCAACCCTTTTCGAGGCACACAAAGGACTTCTGTCCTTCCTTCTTTTCATCAAGCCAGTGAGCCTTGTATGTTGCATAAGGTCCGTCTGGATCGAGGAACTTGACGAGCTGAGGTTCTTCAGAGACTACGAGGTCTTTGGTGAACTGCTTAGGTGCGTCGATTTCTGCAGCAGCAGCCCAGCCACTCTTAATTGGAGGGAGGGATGACGCTGGGCGATCTTCAATATCGCTCTGGATGTTTTCTGTTGCAAATTCATCCACTGGTGGGATGAAGTCTATTGGTTGTACTGCCATTGTTATTTATCCTTAGTTAGTTGGTTTTGTTTCTTCTGCTTGGATTTTGGTCCAAGCCTCGGCAAGCTCAACGGTGAGTTGTCGGTTCGTACTCCAGTCTATACGGTTGACGTGGAGAACTTCAAATTGAGCAAAAAGGGCAATAGCTGCCTCAATCATTGCTCGGCTATAGAGACGGCGACCCTTGTGGTCTTCTCCGTTTTTGTTCTTCTTAGTGGGAAGTCTATAGGGCGGTGAAGGTAAGTAACCTTTTTGGTTCCATGTCCTAATGGTGATGAAGGGGCGATTTAGAGCCTGAGCAAGCGCCCCTGCAGTAAACAGCTCAATGTCCTTGCCATTAGGAAGAGGCTTTATATGAGGATGTGAATCCCACATAGTATCTTCTTTAGGTTTAGGCTCTTCAACTACCCGACGCTTGCGTTTACTTCCTGGATAGAAGTTGTCTAAATCCGCAATTACGGAATCAATAAGGTCGTCAGACATTACTGCACCAAAAACGCATATGATACTTTTTTAGGGAACATTAACTCAAGCTCTTCTGCTGTAAGTAAGTCCTTCTGATAAGCAACCAAAATAGCGTTCTGATCTAAGCGCTCAATAGTCTCAACACACTCTTTATAAATGCCGTGTTTATTTAGAATTTCTGTGGCAACGTCTACATCAAGTGGCGTTGATTCTTTACGTTGGTTTGTAAGTTTAATGTCGCCAAACTCTAGGTACTTATGACCTTTAGCGGTAACTTCACCAAGCTTTTCTACTGCATCTTTAAGACGAGCTTTAAGCTCGTTTTGTCGCTCAGTAATAAAGTCTGCTTCGGCTTTAACAGCCACATATTGTTGAGCGAGTTTTTCTACGTCTTGTAGTTCCATGATTCCCCTTTGTTCTAGGGAAGAGATTAGTAGGGAGGGTTACTTCTTGTCAAGATAGGCTTCAAGAGCCGCAATAATGATGCTTGTAACTGTTACCTTT